ATTCGATGCATTTGAAATCTTAAACCGCATCGACTCGGAAGAGGAGGAGCTGGAGTTGGCTTCGGGCACCACCAAGACGGAAAGCAAGGTGGGTTTTGCAGAGCGAAGGTCAAGATAGACTGTACCGCCCCGTAGAGGGTCTGGTCAGCAAGTCCGTTGTATCCAACAAGAACCGCGCAAAGACGTGGGCCTATGGATACAACGAGAAATACGATATGGTGGTCATCTCCAAGTCCGGTAGGATTGGCGACATCATTAACATCAACGGGCTAAATATCGCCCTTCCCCCTCCGCCCAAGGACTTGAGCACAGACAGCGACAAGTGGGAGCGGAAAGAGTTCCCTAGAGCCTTGAGCCGGGTGCAGAACATCTTCCAGTGGAACGATATGCCCAAGGGGTTTAAGGCGGACTGGGTAGACTATATCGAGGCTGAGTTTGACAGGCGTGAGGAAGGCCATTGGTTCTACAACCGAGGCAAGCCGACGTATGTCACTGGCGCCCACTACATGTACTTGCAGTGGACGAGCATCGACGTTGGATACCCCGACTTCCGGGAGGCCAACCGAGTGTTCTTTATCTTCTGGGAGGCATGCAAAGCTGACAACCGATGTTTTGGGATGATGTATCTCAAGATTCGTCGCTCTGGGTTCTCCTTTATGGGCTCTTCGGAGTGTGTCAACACTGGCACTCTAGCCAAAGACTCCCGCGTAGGAATACTATCAAAGACCGGTTCGGATGCGAAGAAGATGTTTACGGATAAAGTGGTTCCCATCGCCAACCGACTTCCGTTTTTCTTCAAGCCGATACAGGATGGTATGGACAAGCCGAAGACGGAGCTTGCCTTTCGTATCCCGGCGTCTAAGATTACCAAGAAAAATATGTACGATGTGGAAGACGAAGAGATTTTCGGACTGGATACCACCATCGACTGGAAGAACACCGACGACAACTCCTACGACGGAGAGAAGCTAATCCTTCTGGTCCATGACGAGAGCGGGAAGTGGGTCAAGCCGAACAACATCCTCAACAACTGGAGGGTAACCAAGACGTGCCTGCGTTTGGGAAGTAAAATCATCGGGAAGTGCCTGATGGGCTCTACGTCTAACGCCTTGGCGAAGGGTGGCTCGAACTTCAAGAAGCTCTACGAGGACTCCGACCCCACTTCTCGCAATGCCAACGGGCAGACCAAGAGCGGGATGTACTCGCTGTTCATCCCTATGGAGTACAACATGGAAGGCTTCATAGACCAGTATGGCCACCCTGTTTTTACCGCTCAAGAGAAGCCCGTCAGGGGTGTCGACGGGGAGATGATTCGCGGAGGAGCTATAGACTACTGGCAGGCGGAGGTGGAAAGCTTAAAGAACGACCCCGACGCGCTAAACGAATTCTACAGGCAGTTTCCTCGTACTGAGTCACATGCATTCCGTGACGAGAGCAAGCAGAGTTTGTTCAACTTGACGAAAATCTACCAGCAGATAGACTATGCGGACAGCCTTGTTAAGGAACACTATCTCACTCGCGGAAGCTTCAGTTGGGAGAACGGGATTAAAGACAGCCGCGTCATCTTTAGGCCGGACCGCAGGGGTCGGTTCAATGTGTCTTGGACCCCAAGCAAGGGTCAGCAGAATAGGTTTATAGAAAAGAGAGGTATTAAGTATGCTGGTAACGAACACCTTGGTTCATTTGGATGTGACTCTTACGACATTAGTGGCACTGTGGGTGGCGGTGGTTCTAACGGTGCTCTTCACGGAATGACCAAGTTCCATATGGACGACGCGCCTACCAACGAGTTTTTCTTGGAGTATGTCGCCCGCCCGCAGACGGCGGAGATATTCTTCGAAGAGGTGCTTATGGCATGCGTCTTCTATGGTATGCCCATCTTGATTGAGAACAACAAGCCTAGGCTGCTATACCACTTCAAGAACCGTGGGTACCGTGGGTATTGCATGAACCGACCCGACAAAAACTTCAACAAGCTGAGCAAGACCGAGAGGGAGCTTGGGGGTATCCCGAACAGCTCTGAAGATGTCAAGCAAGCCCATGCCGCAGCTATAGAAAGCTACATCGAGAAACACCTCGGTGTAGACATGGAAGGCACGTACCGAGACGTGGGGGAGATGGGCACTATGCCTTTCGTACGAACCTTGGAGGATTGGGCTAGGTTTGATATTAGCAATCGTACTGCTTTTGACGCTACCATCAGCAGTGGTTTGGCGGTTATGGCAAACCAAAAACACCTCTATATGCCTGAGCAGAAGAAGAGTTCTATAAGCATTAACTTGCCGAGGTACAACAACCGTGGTTTTCGTAGTGAGAGATTGGACTAAATGAAAGACGTCAAGATAAATATCTCCAGTGCTGGTTTCCCGAGTCAGTTCGTTTCTGATGCGGAGAAGGCTACTGAGGAGTATGGCTTGATGGTCGGGCAGGCCATTCAGTATGAGTGGTTTAAGAAAGATGGTAACCAATGCCGGTTCTACAACCAGTGGCGGGAGTTCAACCGCCTACGCCTATATGCTCGTGGTGAGCAGAGCGTAGCCAAGTACAAGAACGAGCTTGCCGTGGACGGCGACCTTTCGTATTTGAATTTGGATTGGACCCCGGTACCTATCCTCCCGAAGTTTATTGACATCGTCGTCAACGGATTGTCCGAGCGCGTGTTCAAGGTTAAGGCATACGCTCAAGACGCTCTATCTCAGGCCAAGCGCAGCAAGTATCAGGATATGATAGAGGGGCAGATGGTAGCCAAGCCCGTCTTGGAAATCATCCAGCAGAAGACGGGTGTAGACCCGTTCACCATGAACCCCGACGACTTGCCTAGCAGCGACGAGGAGCTCAAGGTGTATATGCAGCTCAACTACAAGCCTGCTATCGAGATTGCTGAAGAGGAGGCCATCAACACCATCCTCGAAGACAACCACTATACCGATACGCGCAAGCGCCTTGACTACGACCTTGCTGTGTTGGGTATCAGTGTAGCCAAGCACGAGTTCTTGCCGGGTTCTGGCGTAGAGGTTTCGTATGTAGACCCCGCCAACGTGGTGTATAGCTACACCGAAGACCCATACTTCAAAGACTGCTTCTACTGGGGTGAGGTCAAGACCCTACCTATTTCGGAGCTCATGAAGATTGACCCGAGCCTCACCAGCGAGGACTTGGAGGAAATCAGTCAGCGCAGCCAAAGCTGGTACGACTACTATAACACGGCTCAGTTCTACGAGAACGATATGTTCCACCGCGACGTGGCTACGTTGATGTACTTCAACTATAAGACGACGCAGAAGATTGTGTACAAGCGCAAGAAGCTTGAGGGCGACGGCGCTCGCGTCATCGAGAAAGACGACCAGTTCAATCCGCCGGAAGAGATGATGGTGGAGGGTGACTACGAGAAGGTCGAGAAGACCATCGACGTATGGTACAACGGCATCATGGTGATGGGCACCAACATTGTGCTGAAGTGGGAGGTGGCGGAGAATATGGTGCGCCCGAAGTCCGCTTCTCAGCACGCTTTGCCGAACTATGTGGCTACGGCTCCGCGCATGTACAAGGGCGTCATCGAGTCCCTTACCCGGCGTATGATTCCTTTCGCCGACCTCATTCAGGTCACCCACCTGAAGCTACAGCAGGTTATCGCACGTACTGTTCCCGACGGAGTGTATATCGATGCCGACGGACTTAGCGAGGTAGACCTAGGTACTGGCAATGCATACAGCCCTGAAGACGCCTTGCGCCTGTACTTTCAGACGGGTAGTGTGGTGGGGCGCTCGTACACCCAAGACGGGGAGTACAACCAAGGCAAGGTCCCTATCCAAGAGCTCAATAGCAACAGCGGTGCTGCTAAGACGCAGATGCTCATCGGGAATATGAATCATTACTTGCAGATGATTCGTGACGTAACGGGACTCAACGAAGCCCGCGACGGAAGTACCCCCGACCCCAACAGCCTTGTGGGTTTACAGAAGCTTGCCGCAGCGAACAGCAACACCGCTACCCGCCACATCTTGGACGGAAGCTTGTATATGTTCCGCTCCCTTGCTGAGGCACTTACGTACCGCGTTAGCGACATCTTAGAGTATGCTGAGTTCAAGGATGAGTTTGTAAACCAAATCGGCAAGTACAACGTAAGTATCCTGCGGGAGATTAGCGACCTGTATATCTACGACTTCGGGGTCTTTATTGAAATCAGTCCTGACGAAGAGGAGCGTGCTCAGCTAGAGGCGAATATCCAAATGGCTTTGAGCAAGGGTGGTATAGACCTTGAGGACGCCATCGATATCCGAGAGATAAAGAACATCAAGCTCGCCAATCAGCTACTCAAGATTAAGCGTGTTGCAAAACAGGAGGAGGAGCGCCAGTTCCAACTCCAGCAGCAGCAGATGCAGGCGCAGAACAACATGCAGTCTCAGCAGATGGCGGCGCAGACGGCTATGCAGAAGATTCAGGCTGAGGCCCAGAGCAAGATGCAGGTCAAGCAGGCGGAGATTGCCTTTGAGATTGAGAAGATGCAGGCCGAAGCACGGGCTAAGGCGCAGCTTATGGACCTTGAGTTCCAATACAACCAGCAGCTCCACGGCATGCAGGAGCAGCAGTTGCAGGCTCGAGAGGACAAGCGTGAAGACGCTAAGTCCCAAAGGATTAGTCAACAAAATACCGAGCAGAGCAAGCTTATTGACCAGCGGAAGAATAACTTGCCGCCCATGAGTTTTGAATCTAACGAGGACAGCCTCGATGGTTTCGACTTAGCCGAGTTCAGCCCACGATAAACTATATATAAATGGAATTCAAAGTAAGAGAGATTAGCGAGGTAGAGAATAAGTCTACTCAGCAGGTAGAGCAAGAGCTCCTTGACAAGCATGAGGCGAGGCAGAGCGAAGAGTCTCCGGAGGCGGAACCCGAGGCTCCTAGCCTTTCTGAAGACGAGGTTCGCTCGTTCCTTAGCACCCGCTATGGGCGTGAGATTGGCTCGTTGGACGAGCTAAACGAAGTTCGAGAGACTCAGGCTGAGCTTCCGGAAGATGTGGCAGCGTACTACAAGTACAAGCAAGAGACCGGGCGCGGCCTACAAGATTTTATGAAAGTCAACCAAAACCTCGACGAAGCGGACGGGGATGGGTTGCTAAAAGAATACCTCCTACGTACTGAAGACGGCCTCGACGCAGAGGACGTAGAGATGATGATGGAGGACTATAAGTTTGATGAAGACCTCGACGATGAGGTTGATATTAAAAAGGCTAAATTAGCCAAGAAGAAAGCTGTTGCTAAAGCTCGGAAGTTCTTCGAAGAAGAGAAGGAGAAATACCAAGCGCCCCTTGAGTCAACGGGTGAAAGGTCTCTGGAAGACTCCGAAGAGTACCAAGAGTATAAGCAATATGTTGAACAGGCGAAGACGTACCAAGAGGAGCAGAAGCGCAGGAAGGATTGGTTTGACGAGAAGACAGGAGAGGTGTTCAGTGAACAGTTCAAAGGTTTCGAGTTCAATCTAAACGACAAGTCCTACGTGTATTCTCCCGGTGACCGTGGTGAATTGAAGAAGTTACAGCAGACCCCCGAGGCTTGGTTAAACAAGTATCTGGACGAGCAGGGCTTAGTCAAGGACGCCAAGGGGTACCACAAGTCTTTAGCCGTAGCGATGAACCCCGAGAAGTTTGCCGAGTTCTTTTACGAGCAAGGCAAAGCGGCTGCGGTGGATGACGTGATGCGCAAGACTAAAAACATTAACATGTCCGAGCGTCCCGTTCCCCAAGCTGTTTCCAAGGGGGAGTTCAAAGTTCGAGCCGTCGCACCCAGTTCGGGGAGAGGCTTGAAAATTCGCAGTCCAAGAAACAAATCCTAAGAAAACATGGCAGGCTCAGTAAGCACAACCACCGGTTTCGATTTGCAACCCAGCGCAGAGCGGGTTCCAGTTGCAACCAACTACATCACCAACTTCGACTTCCTCAACCAGTATCTCCCAGATACTTTCGAGAAGGAGTTCGAGCGTTATGGCAACCGCAGCGTCGCAGGCTTCATGCGTATGGTCGGAGCAGAGATGCCCACCAACTCAGACATGATTAAGTGGGCGGAGCAAGGTCGTCTCCACACTAAGTACACCAACTGCACGAGTGCTGCTGCTGCTGGTGTCGACAGCGGCGCTGTATGGACGGTGAACGACACCCTCAACCCCGGCACTGGCAACATCGCCATCCGTGCTGGCCAGACGGTATTCATCACCGACAACACTGCTGCAAGCGGGCTCAGCAACAAAGCTGTCGTTACGTCTATTTCTGGAGACACGTTTACCGTGGCCTACTATGAGGCTGCTGGTCAAGCTGTTGCCGCTGCCGTCGCGTGTACCGTAATGATTTACGGTTCAGAGTTCGCTAAGGGAACCGAAGGAATGGTTGGAACTCTCGAGGCTGACGACTTCATCTTCGACAACAAGCCAATCATCATCAAGGACAAGTACGCTGTCTCTGGTTCTGATATGGCTCAGATTGGATGGATTGAGGTTACCACCGAGAACGGAGCTTCCGGATACTTGTGGTACATGAAGTCCGAGCACGAGACACGTCTCCGCTTTGACGACTACCTCGAGACAGCTATGATTGAGGCTGTTCCCGCTGCTGTTGGTTCTGGTGCTGCTACTGCACTCGGTGTTCCAAACGCTACTGCGGGCTCCCTCCAAGGTGCTGGTTCTGAAGGCGTGTTCCACGCTGTTGAGAACCGTGGCAACCTCTGGTCTGGTGGTATCCCCGCTGCTTTGGCTGACTTCGACGCAATCATCTCTCGCTTGGATAAGCAGGGTTCGATTGAAGAGAACGTCATCTTCGTTGACCGGAACTTCAGCTTCGCTATCGACGACATGTTGGCTGCTCAGAACAGCTACGGTGCCGGCGGTACTAGCTACGGTCTCTTCGACAACGACGAGCAGATGGCCCTCAACCTTGGCTTCACGGGCTTCCGCCGTGGTTACGACTTCTACAAGTCTGACTGGAAGTACTTGAACGACCCAACTATGCGTGGTGACCTCACTAACGGTGGTGTCAACGGTCTGATGGTTCCTGCTGGAAGCACTACGGTCTACGACCAAGTGCTCGGTAAGAACGCCAAGCGTCCGTTCCTCCACGTCCGCTACCGCGCCTCTGAGACTGAGGACCGCCGGTACAAGACTTGGATTACAGGTTCCGCAGGCGGAGCTGCTACCAGCGGCCTCGACGCGATGGAAGTCAACTACCTCTCTGAGCGTGCTGTGTGCGTCTTGGGAGCGAACAACTTCTTCCTGTTCACCGACTGATTCTAACCGGGTATTGGGGGCGCAATCGGCGCCCCCACTATCCACCCTCTTTAAATAAAATAGAAATGAATACGGATAAAACCTTTCGCCTTACTCAAGGCGCCGCTCCCCTTTGTTTCATGATTCCCGGTCGTGGTAGCCAGCGAAAGCCGCTACTATATTGGGACGATGAGCGAAACGAGAACCGAGTGTTGCGTTACGCCCGCAACCAAAAGAGCCCGTTCGAAGACGAGCAAGACGGTAACGCTATTGTCGAGCCAGTCATTTTCGAAGACGGCATGCTCCATGTACCCAAGACCAACCCTGTCTTACAGGAGTTCCTCCACTACCACCCTATGAATGGTAGTAAGTATGAGGAGGTCAACGAGGAGCGCGACGCTGGCGCTGAGGTGGAGCTAATCAACCTCGAGGTAGACGCCCTTGTCGAGTGCAAGAACATGAGCATCGAGGCTTTAGAGCACGTCTCTCGCATCCTTCTTGGTATCGACCCATCTCGCCTCACCACCTCGGAGTTGCGCCGCGATATGCTCATCTATGTGCGTCGTGAACCAGAGACATTCATGCGCGTAGTGAACGACCCAGACTTGAAGTTGCAGTCTAAGATTCAGAGATTCTTTGATGACGGCCTACTTTCTTTCCGCCGCAACAAGACGGAGATTTGGTTCAATGGACCCACAAAGAAGCGCAAGCTTTTGACGATTCCGTTTGGTGAAGACCCCGTGGCTTTGGCTACGTCTTACCTCCTTAGCGACGAGGGGCTTGAGACCTTACGGGCCCTCGACACGTTGCTTGAGGAGTGAGTAAATTTTTCCTATTGCTAGAGAAAGCCACCTTCGGGTGGCTTTTTCGTTTGGCGCTATCTTAGAGGAATGATTAACTCCGTGCGGAATACGGTCTTGTCGATATTGAACAAGAACAACTACGGCTATATCTCTCCATCCGACTTCAACCTGTTTGCTAAGCAGGCTCAGCTAGAGATTTTTGAGGGGTATTTCACTGGTCTTAACCAAGCTATCAACGCAGAAAACGCGCGTATGTCTGGTACGGACTACGCCAATATGACCAAGGGCATCAACGAGGACATCGACATCTTCTCCGTGTCTCAGCCCCTGACACAGAGTGCGGCCAACCTATTCTTCACTCCGAGCGTCGCTACCACCGGTGACGACTACTACTTGCTGAACAAGGTTCTGGTCAACGGAGCTGAGGCAGAGCCTGTTACGCATAGCCGCATCACCATGTTGGCAAACTCGAACTTGACGGCACCTTCGGCACAATACCCCGCGTACACCATCGATAACCCCACTGCTGGTCAGGTCGTCACCATCTACCCTACTGCAACGACGTACGCGCAGGGCGATGTGGTATGTCAATACGTTCGGTACCCCTTCGACCCGAAGTGGACCTTTAGTGTATTGACCAATGGAGAGCCTGTATTCAACCAGAGCTTGACTGGATACCAAGACTTTGAGCTCCCCATAGATGACGAGCCAAGGTTGGTGTATGGCATCTTGCAGATGGCGGGCATGAGCATCCGCGAGGGCGACGTATACCAGTATGCTAACGCAGAAGAGAAAGAGCAGTAATGGCATATATCACAGACTACCAGTACTACGAGAATAACGGAGCCAACCCCGAGGACAAGAATTGGGGTAGCTACCAATACGTCTCTCTGGAAGATATCGTCAACAACTTCCTGTTGATGTACAACGGCAACCACTCCCTTGTCAATAACGAGGAGCGGTACAAGATTCTGTTCCATGCCAAGCGGGCCATCCAAGAGTTGAACTACGACTCCCTGAAAGAGATTAAGGTTCTCGAGCTCAGCGTCTGTGACAGCCTACGTTTTGTCCTCCCTCCGGACTATGTCAACTGGGTTCGCATTTCCCTATATAAGGGCGGAATTCTTCGACCATTAACGGAGAATATTCAGACGAACTGGAGTTCGGCCTATCTGCA